TGCAGAAGTTGTGGCTTGTTCGCCGTTAATGTATTTTCTGTTAACCTCTTTCATAAACGCACTGACTGATCCATCAAAGTTTGAGAGATTCATGTCAACAACGGTAGTCACACCCTTGCCTGTGTGTTGACCAAAGTTGTTAAGCATACCCATGTATACTTGAAGCCACTCGCCGTTGCGTGTTGAGGAATATTGATGCACAGACTTAGGTGTGGCAAATCCAATCTTGTTTAGATTGAACATCATTGCCCCATCGCCAGCAAGCTTTACTGTGTATTCCTTTACGCTTGAAGGAATCTTTCCCTGTACAATTCTTTTGAATGGAGTTGTAACTCCCTTGTAAAACCAAGAGCTAGTAAAGATATTTTCTTGTAGACCGAAAGGATCCTTAATAGTTCCATCTTTGATGCCCTCAAGCCTACGGAACTGTTGCTCACGCTTAACTTCTTGAAGCCTTTCTGTGTCTCTAATCTTGGCATTTGTTTTTACTTCTAATTCTTTTTGAAGTTTTGCACCAGCTTCAACACCTTCATCGATAGTTACTTTGTCTATCTTAGATCTAATCTCATCAATTGATTTTGTTAAGCCATCAATCGTTTTAGGCAAGCTTGTTCTAAGCGTGTCAAGAATCTCATCAGCTTCTGTACCTAGCTTACGCGCATCCCTAGAACCCACAACTGCCAAATCTTCAACAGTAAATGTTTCTGTTACTTCAACAAACTCTTTTATTTCATCATTTGTTTTGTTAAGCGCAGCGGCTCGTCTTGACGCTGGGATGCTAAACAAAGTACCAATCATACCGCCAGTAACAAAGGCAGAGCCGACATTCATAACTGATTCGGCTGGTGTAGCTAATGGATCAAATGGGTAACGAGCAGCCTCTAAGCCCACTTGCAAGGCAGCAACAGAGGTTCCTGTTCTTAAGAATGAGCGACCAAGACCTACGGCTGGGCCACCAAAGGGAAGCGCAACTAGGTTAATCGGATCAAAGATCCCAGCAGCAAACTGCATTGGAATTGAAGATCTGTATAAGACTTCGCGTCTTTCTTTGTTTTCATCTATCTGTTGTTTAAGTTCAGCCATCTCTTGTGATGACTTTGCTTCATACAAATGAGACTTGTACTCTTCATAACCCTGCATATTTTCAATAGGATTATACCCAACTTCTTCAACGTCCCTGTACTTGAGATTGTTCTTGATAGCGTTGAACAAAGGGGCGTACTGATAGCCAAGAGTCGCAGATACAGTCTCACCAAATGTAGGATCTTCTTCTACATTAATTGGCACAAACTCATCTACAGTTCTTGGGATCTGCAATGGCACAGGGCCACCATAGATGTTAAGCATCCCAGTGCTTTTAGGTTCGTTTACAACTTCATCAGCCATTAATTTCTACCAAATAATTTTTTGACTGCTTTAATAGATTCTTGCTGCCTTGCTTTTTGTCTTTCTCTTTCTGCAATAATCCTATCTTGTTCTGCAATAAGAGCTTCTCTTTGCGCTTGTATTCTTGCTTCTTGCTGCTCAGAAATAAGATCACTTGAAATCATGAATGGGCCACTTGCATCTTGCAATGGAACCATATCTCCATTGTCGTCTTTGTAGACACCCATGTAGATTACTGTTGACTCAGTGCTTAGTGGCTGTTGTGGCAAGGGAACAAGCCGAACATTTTTTTTACCTTCTTGTTTCATTGCTGCTGAAAAAGCAAAGTTTTCAAAACCTCTGTCAATCAATTGCTTTTGAACCTCAACCACAAAAGTTTGTCTATCTTTGTCATCAGGGAACACACGCTTTAATGCATAGAAAGATTTGTTTGGGTCAAAGTTAAATGGATCAGCAATGAGATCCTCATCGTCTTCCATATATAATTCATCAAGAAGATTTGTTGTCTCAGTCTTAATGCTGTCAAGATTATGACCAGTAGCAATCATATGATTAATTAAAGGACGCATATTTCTTATTGCATATATATCATTGCCAATTTCCAGCTCTTCAGAAATAAATCTATCAATTTTTTCATTAGCTGAATCACCTGCATATGTTTTAAAAACATCAGAGGCTCTGATGTTAAAAGCATCCTTATCTTCTAGCATTGCTCTTTGACGAGAAAGAATATCTCTTAAGTTGCCGCCTCTAAAGTTACGCATAGCAATTGCAGAACGCATCATTGCATCCTGTTCCTTTGTTATGCCACCATCTATAAGCAATAGGTTTCTTCTTTGACCACTGCTATCAATCATGCTGCTGTAGTTAAGGTAATGATTTATTGTTGTTTCAATAAACTCATCACTAGCTGGCTGATCGCCACTGGTAACAAGACCAATGTTTTGCATTAACCCATCAGGAACCAAGCCTCTATAAAGCATGGCATTGAGTGTTGAGTTGCCCACTGACTGAGGCAAACCAAAGTACTCATTCATGCTTACATCTTTAGGGAGACCAGCATCATCTCTAATTATATTTTGAGCAGCTTCTCTGGATACAGCGTCTGTATTAAAAACTCTTTGACCATTAATAATTTTCTTAGTTGCGATTTCAAGTTTAGTTGCTTTCTTTACTGAACCTTCTTGCTGAGATAAAGCAACACGCTGACTAGAAACAAAGCGTCCAACAAATTCTCTATCTTCTACAAATGTAGGATCTTCAATAATACTCTTTACCAAAGGCTTCAAAGAGTCTGGTAAGTTTTCATTAACAGTTTGGTTATCAATTGAGTTCTCAACTAACAAAGCAATAGAAGCAGTTACTGGCTTTTGTATTTTGTTACCGCTTGCATCAGTGTCTTCATAGGTAGATGTTAATGAAAGGCTCTTAGATAATAAGCCAGTCTTCATTCCACGCCGCATAATAGCAATGTTAGCATCGGCCTGATTACCAGTTTGAATACCAGCAGTTACAGCTTGCCGTTGTTTTTCAGATTCTGATTCAAACAATACACCAGCATCAGGAGAATCCATTGAGGATAGATTAGATATATTACTTGATTGATTCTTTGCATCGTTTTCAAGATTGCTGCGCTCAATCTCTTGCTGAATAGCAAAGCGTTTTGCAAGCAAATTAGTTCTGGTGCTTGCCATCCAAGCGGCGGCAATGTCTCTAGTTGTTTCTTGAAAACGAGGCTGGACATTCTTAGTTACCTGAGAAAGATACTCACCCATATCTGTTTCATAACGCTCAACAGCTTGTGGGTGGTTCTGATGCGAAAGAGCAATCTCCGCAGACTTCTCTTTAATTGCAGACTCTACAGACTTTACATATCTGTTCTCAGCTACTTGCTCAAATGCATCACGAGCAATAGTGCCAAAGCCCTCAGGCATAGAAGGCATGTTAAAGGTTTCAATCTCACCAGTAAGCGGATCGATTGTTCTAAAGTCAGATCCTTTAATGGCTGCGGCAGTTTCCATACCAGTGCGCTTAGCCTGATCCGCTGCGGCTCTGTAGGCAGTTTGAGTTAGTTCATCGGCTGCACGACCAACAGTTTGCCAATACTCTTCCCCTGCTCGACTAGTTCGAACAACGCCAATTGGCTGATTCCTAAATGTTCTCTGCTCTCTGATTACAGCCATGTTACTAACCTATACTTTAACGGTTTCGTACTTATACCAGCCAGAAGCAATAGAAGTTGCTGCTTTAATGTACGATGCCTTTTGCGCCTGACGACCTTCATAAAGACGCTGACGCTGTTGATCTCCAAGCCTTGCTGTCTCAGCAGTAGCTTGATAGTTGCTTCTCTTAACATCACTGTAAGCAACGTCCTTCTGCTTATCCAAGAAAGCTTTAACTGATCGGTCACTCATGTCACGCCCAGAGAAAGCAAACCAAGCAATGTTGCTTGCTGTTGCTGACTCAAACTGCTCCATGCGATCATTCTCACGCTGGATTGCCTCAAGAGCTACTTGCTTCTTTTGCTTCTCAAGTTGTGCTGCATCAAATGCTGCGGCTTGCCTTGCAGCCCTGCCGCCTTGAATTGCTGAGTAAGCAGAAAGACCAGCACTGATTGCCATTAATACTGGAAATGCCATTAGAATATTACCTCCGCTACTAAGCCATTAACTTGCATCTTTAATGGCGCAGATTGACTGATTGTGACTACTGGATCTTTGGAATATCCAAGCAATCTAAATTCTTTTTTGCCAGTAATAGGCGTTCTGCTTTGGCTAAAGTCATCAGTTACCTGATATATAAGAAGCCTTGTGTTGTTTACTGACACAGACAATGTATCTAGTAAGTCAAGTGTTACTTTATTAACACTGCGAGGCTCACCAGTAATAGGGCCATTAGAAGCGTTAGCATCAATAGGCAGCGTTATCGCCTCAATATCAAACTTGTATCCAACCTCTACATTAGAAGCAGTCAACTCAGATACAGAAGATATATCTACATTCCCGCCAGCTACAGTAAACTCACCATAGTAATCATCGCCATCAACAACAGCAACAACAGCACCATTGTTAAACTGTGACGAAACTGTGGCAACACCAGCGGTAAAGCTAAACTCTCCAGAAAAGTCTAGGTTAGCATTGTCAGTCAGTTCCATAAGAATGTACTTATTAGTACCATCACCCAGATCATACTTAGCTGTAACAAAAACTCTTTCATCTACTGTGCAGATAGAGTGGAACTCGCCATTAGTTGTAATCTCTGACCAGCCAGCTTTCTTGTTTACGCGATCACTGTAAAGAACAGATATAGTGCCATCGTTGTTTACAAAGAACGCATAGGACTCTGGCCTTTCCAATGCGCCTTGAGCAATAGACAGTTGCTTGGGAACTTTAATCAGATGAGAGGACAGAACGGACAATGCGCCAGATACGTACGCCCCCTCAGAGTCATCAAAGACATACTCACGAACTACGTTGCCATTGCGCTGCACATAGATTGTTGATCCATCAAACGGCTTTGGCTGCACATAAGATGCGCCATATGGAGTTTGTGATTTAATCTGTGCATTGGTAGGGGTAATAGCACTGGTAGTCAGGGACGGAATATAGAACTCAGATGTTGAGGTAAACAACTGCAAGTCTCTGTTAGATACAATGTGGCGAATAGAATTGATCTCGCCTACAGTTGCAGTCAAGTCAAGAGCATCATTGTCTGCAGCACTACCAACATCCCAGTTAAAGAACTGACCAATCTTTGTTGCCCAAATGCCGTTAGGCTTAGAGCTTGTACCAGCAGCCCATAAACGATTCTCGTGGAAACAGATTGCTGTAGGAAAACCACGGATGCTGCTCCAAGCTTGCTCATCCCAAGTGATAGTGGGCGCATGTGTTTCAATCTTTGGAGTACCGCCGCCATCTACTGATTCGGTTGCGTTAGCACCAGCAACAAATACATATCTGTTCTCGTCAAGAACATCTGCAATAGTTCTAGCACCATTCAATTGGTTTTTGCTAATGCCGCCAACAGTACCAGCATGATCGACAACAATAGCATCACCAATGTTAAGACCGTGAGCAACCTGTGTTACTTCAACATCAGCAATACCTTCTGTAGTTTTAAAAGCATTAAAGTCCAGATGAACCTCAAGCTTGTCTTTAATTGTTCCAACTGCTGTTGTTGCATTGGTGTAAGCAGTAATCTCAATCTCATTACCTTGATACCTAATAACCTTTCCAACGTGATCTGATGTAAAGTAATCAGCACTGGTCGTTAATACAGCACCTGTGCCTGTTGTTTTATCTACATCAAGAGTCATGCCAAGTGGCTGGAATGGATAAAAAGGCTGATAAATAACATCGTCATTAGCATCTGCATCAAATACATATGGACGCACTTCAAATGTAGTTAAGCTTGTTCTTGTTAATAGTAAGAAAGCAAAAGAACTGTGAGCTATAAACATAACATCGCCAGCTTGTACAAAGCTAATCTCTTGCAGGATGCTGTCAGAGATTGGCAAGGTAACAGCATCTGTATCCTGAGTAATTGTGGCAGTCAGAGATACAACGCCTGTGGTTGGATCAATGATAAACACACGAATCTTCTGATGCTCAAAAGATACAATGTACCTTTCGTCATCTGAAAAGATAAATGGCTCAAGTCTTATTTGTTGAGTCTTAGTTGTATCTATGGTTGTGTCAAACTCATAGATCTTCTGCGATCCAAAGCGTTTCTTTAGACCGCCTTCTGATTTAATGAGTAGATTGGTAATCTTCTTTGCCGCATTGTTATACACGCTCAAGTCTGTTCTTGAGACCATAGATGGGCTTAGTTCACCAAACTGAAAGTTAGTAAGAGGCACACGGATCTTAGTTGGCATTAGCTGCGCCTTTCAGAAATGAACCTCGAAGTAGTAAGCTTTCTTGTTGTCTGCTGCTGTGCATCTAGGTTTCTAGCTTTTGCCATGGCACGTTGCGCTTGTTGCTCCATCAAACTTGCAAGGTTAGCATCTCTTGCGATTGAAGATGCAAAGATTGTAGCAAGCGCATATTCGACAGCAATTACAAAATAAGAAGGCCAGTTCTCTTCACCAGCCCTAAATGAATAGTCGGCAATAACTACATCAGATGTAGATGTGTCTGCGTATACTTTGTCGCCATAGATTTGATATTCAATTGGCAAGTCTGTAACTGTAATAGCGTGTACCATCAGATTATCTGTAGGTAGCTGATAGGCATAATTGTACCTACCTGTAGGCGCGGCTGTAAGCCTGTTAAGCACAGCCTGATTTGTAGCAAACCGCCAGCGTGTGTTGACAAGAGATGCTCTTGCAACATCCTCATACATATTTACAGAGACAAGAGCCTCTGTAGTGCCTTCACTAAATGAAGTAATCGGGTCTGCACCAATAAGAATTAATGCCTTGGCACAAATATCAATTGGTGAGTTGGATGCAATGCTGGTTACTGCCATGAAAGTTGAGGGGGCCGAAGCCCCCTCCCCCTATTAGTCGGAGTCAGTATTGGTGATAGCAACACCATCAACAATATCGATTGTAGTACCATCGTTCTCATTGCAATATGCATGAGAGATTACTGGTGTAGTTCCAGTAGCTGTTACGCAGATCATTACATCGTTCTTGTTAATCATGTTGATTGCAGGGAGAAAGTAATCTTCTACCTGTACAGCGGCTTGTGCCTCAGTAGTTGTGTAATACCACAACGCACGACCTGAACCACCGCCAATACGAACTAGGTTTGCTGCTTCAAAAGCCATTGTTCAGTCTCCTAGTTGTTGTCAAGAAGTTCATAGACACCGTTGTCATCAATAACAACAGCACCCATAGACATCATTGAGGTTGCAAGGTGAGAGACTTTCTCGGCTACATAGTTCAACTCAGTTGTAACGTCTGCGCCAATGCCAAGGCCAACAGCAGATGTGTGGTAGGCAATGTTTTTGCCAGCAGTTACAGCAGAAGTTGAGAAGATCTTGAAGCCCAAGAACTCTTTCATTGTCATGCCGCCCGCAAATGGGAGGTTTTGCTCGCCAACAAAGTCGCTAGAAGCAAACTCGTTGATTGCAAACAGATCGGCATAACCCTTTGGATGCATCGCAATGTAACGACCACCATCCTCAGGAATATCAGCAGAGCCAAATGTTTCAAACACAGACAGAAGCTGAGTCTTGCCAACAGCAGAACCACCAGAACCAAGCTGAGTTGCATTAGCACCAGCGTCCATTGCTGTCAAAAGGATGTCGTCAGTCTTACGACCAAGTGCTGCAGCAGCAGACTTAGCGACAGCTTGACGCTCATCGATGTTGGTCTTCAACTCATCCAGCTTGTCGATGTACTCGGCTGCATAGAAGTCAGCCATTGTTGTTTCGACATTGGTGTGAGCCAGTTCCATTGGGGTAACATTACCGT